AAGGCGGCTTACCACTAGCAGGCAACGATAGAACTTGCTTTATGTATGCTAAACAAGCAATGGGTATAGGCGTAGGAATCGACAAACGCACCGAAATCAACTATGTGCCACAAAAAACCTCCTGGCTTGTGAACTCACTATTCAGTGCGCAATCAGTAGCAGTCGATGCGACAGGTATCGTAGAAATCCATATTGATATCACTGCGTAATCAGTAACCAAATTAGGAGCAAATTAACATGGCTTTTGAATTAGAAAATGTAAATAGAACTTCCTCTGGTGCTAACTCAAACGCACCAGCTTTCTACAGTTATTTTACAGATGTAGATGCAGCGGCAGCGGTTGAAGCAGCAGGATACTTTGATGACTTTGCGACTTCTTTGCGCGTTAACGATAATCTCTATGTGCAGGCTACTGATGGCCCTGGATTTTATGAAGTATTGGCAGTTACACCACAAGTATTAATAGGCGCGATTGCAACGATTGGCGCGGGTGGTATTGGTGCAGGTCAAATCCAAGCAGGCGCAGTGGATACGGCAGCCCTTGCAGATTTGGGCGTTACAACAGGCAAACTTGCAGCTAATGCGGTCGATACTTCCAAGCTTGCTGTAACTACGATTCAATACCTAAAAGTGCCAATGACAGCCGCTCAATTCAATGGCATGTATGCCGCACCATTTGAAATCCTTCCAGCGCCAGGCGCTAATAAATTACATGTTATCGATCGCGTGATGTTAGAAATCGATTATGGCGGAGCACAGTTCGCAAATGGTGGTGTTTTCGGATTGCAGTATGACGCCGATGTGCATGGGGCTGGAATTGGAGCCAGCGCGACTGCGGCAGCTGCAGTTGCGATTGCATGGGCAGCAGATTCCACATTTATGTTGCAAGGCGCATGCCCAAGCAGCGGCGCTGTGGATACCGTCAATAAGTCTATTTGCATGTCCAACTTGACCGGCGCTTTCGACACGGGAACCTCAACCGTAGATGTGCATATATGGTATGCGACTGTGACTACAACACTATAAAGAAACTGGGAACTGTTCGGTTTTTCCGAATGGTTCCCCATTCAAGGATGAATGAGTATGTATGTTTGTTTGTATCACAAGAAAAATGATGTAGGCACCACGGGCGTACATTATGAAGTTTTTGAAGATGTAGAAACGATGATAAAGGTCTTGGAAACCATATCACCTGAAGTGATAGGACCTATTCTCACGTTTCAAACCGAATCAGCTTTTGTTTACTATAGAAAATGAGGTTGCATGATTACCGGCCCTACAACCGAAATTGAAATCATTTCCAACGCAGCAACGCTCTGCGGTAAAGCGCCATTTACAACATTAGATGATGGCGGCATATTCGCGTTATCAGCTAAGAAAATGTTCGACATGATAACGCCTCATTTGCTGTCAGCTCCACACTGGCGGTTCAATGTCATTACAAGACAATTGCAACTTATTGCCAACTTCAATCCAGATTTTGCAAACTGGCAATTCGCGTGGCAACTACCAGCAGACTTTCTGTCACTCATTAGAGTAGACCCTCTGCAAGCATTCCAAATTTATGGGGACCAAATCTATACCCTAGGTCAAAGCCCCATGAAACTTGAGTACCGTACTCAATTACCTGTCTCTAAATGGCCTGTTTACTTCCGATATTATGCCGCATTCGAGTTGGCGATCTTATTGGCATTCTCTGTCGCAGAATCAGAAAAATTAGAACAGAAGTTGAAAGAAGAAAGGATCGAGGTAAGAGCGTTAGCTCTGTATATAGATGCTCAGAATCACCCATCAGATCCGATCCAGGATAACCCTTGGATTCAGGTCAGGGCTGGTATTGGTGGTTATTCAGGGATTGGCTGGTAATGCCTATAAGCCAAATTCAGAATACGTTCACTTTGGGAGAACTCGATCCCCTATTGATATCGCGCGTAGACTTTGAAGGTTACTATAAAGGTGCACGCAAAATACGCAATGCTTTGGTAGTGCCACAAGGCGGCATTAAACAGCGTTTTGGAACGACTTTTGTTAATGTCATTATTGATAGCATGGGCACACTCATTACAGATGAAACTCACGTTATGTTTATGGTGTTCAGTTTTTCAAAGGCTAAGCAGTATCTAATTGTTTTAAGGCCCTTCATAGAAAGCAATACACCCGCAACAGATATGGTCAGCATTGATATCTATTTAGATGGCGTGATTGTAGCTACACTTAACCCTGCCGATGGTGTTCCATGGACTGTTTCTCAGGTCGACTTTATACGGTATGTGAGAGCACCCGACAGGACTTTATTTATTGAACATGGGACCCAACCGTATCAACTTATAAGAGGGGCAAATGATGCGACTTGGACAATTGAGGCGCAACCCTTTGTATGGTTACCGCAATATGACTTTAGTTCAAAAGATGGGGGCATTGCTGTATATACTGGCCCAACAGTTACGTTCACACCCAGCGCTGTCACGGGGAATATCACTCTTACGGCGACTAATGCCACCCCTTTTACTTCTAATCATATTGGGGGTGTGTATGTTGGGAACGGCGGGGTGTTGCGCATTACAGCGGTCGCCTCAACAAACGTCGTTAGTGGATTTACAATCACTGATTTCATTAACACGACTCCAATACGCGGTGATAGAAGTTTACTCACTGAACCAGCATGGGGAAACGGAGGTGGCGCGATTCCTGGTGCAGCCCGCGGATGGCCCAGAGTTGGGACTATCTATCAAAACAGATTGATATACGCTAATACACCAACATTACTGAATGCCTTATTTGCGTCTAACGTTTTCACATTCAATAACTTTGACGATACCGAGGCAACTGACGATAAAGGGTTCACCTATTCGCTAGGTTCGGACTCGTTAGATGAAGTCACAAACATGGTTGGTTCTACCTCATTAGTAGCCATTACCACCAACTCGGTGTTTTCAACTAACGTCTTGTCGGACACGCCTTTAACAGCCGCTAATGTATTCTTGATTGAGCAAAATAGGGAAGGCTCAAACGATTGTTTGGCGCATGTTATTGACAGTCAAATAGTGTATGTAAACTTTAACTCTAATACAGTGCTTTCGGTCACATTTGATTTGCTACAGTCACGTTTTGAAACATCAGAAGCAAGTTTGTTAGCGCCTCATTTGATTAGAAGCCCAAGAGAGGCGGCTATCTATGATAATCCTGTAATAGCAGAAGGAAATTACTACTTTTTGGTGAATGGCGACGGAACTTTAGCAGCATATCAGACACTACAGAATCAAAATGTTTCAGCATGGACATTACAATCTACGCAAGGTGACTTTTTAGATATTTGTTCTAACAGAAATCAATGCTATTTGTTCATCAGAAGACAAACCCAAGGCGTAGGACCTAACCAACAAGTTTGGAAAACAAATATAGCTTTCAATGCATTCACGGATATAACATCCCAATGTAATGATACTGTCACAAACGTGTCGCTTTATAACAAAAATTTAGAATACTTATTGATAGGAAATTCTGCGCCCTATTTGACAGTAGGCGTGTCATTGGCTACACCAGCAGATGTAAGCCTAATGCCAGTATTTGAATACTTGAGCAAGACCAATACATGGATACCGCTTAACGCTTTTGATACAACCAACGGCTTTACACAGGATGGGATTATTCAGTGGACATTTGCAGATGTAATCGATTGGGCACCCCAAACAGTCAATAATGTTGATAGAAAGTTTTGGATAAGAATACGACAAGATAATGTATTGGTGACAGTAGAACCAATAGAGATGCAACTCACGTGCGACAAGCAAGAAACAATCAATCTTGAGCAGCTTGATTTTGCGTACTTATTGGATAGTGTATATACAGAAACAGCAGATGCTAATGGTCTCGTTTCTAACCTGACATTTCTATCAGGTCAACAAGTTTGGTTATTGCTGCAAACATTCAATACATACAACGTACATGCGGGGCATGCATTCGGACCTAAGTTTGTCGATAACATGGGCTTCGTTGATATGGGGCCAAACTTTGCTAATCAAACATTCATCGTTGGCATAGATGCGCCTACACAAATCATAGCAATGCCTCCTGTGGCTCAGTTCAACTCAGGAATTAATGTATATCTACCAAAGTATGTGCAATCGCTATTTGTGGACTTCTATCTAAGCGCAGGATTAATCGTAGCTGGCAGAGAGATTCCGGTACTACAGATTGGTATGCCAATGCTTGACATCCCGCTCACATTGAAAACAAATTTTTGGGAAATCAGCCCTTACCCATCGCGTGACCCACGTGAGGAAATACCCATAACAAGAACAGGCCCATACCCATTCATGATCATAGGGCTAGGCTACAAGGTGGACTTCTAATGGCAGAAGCAGGAATTGGAACGGCGTTAATCTTCACGGCATTGGGCATGAGAGACTCAAGGCAACAAGAAAAGCTTGATGTGGCTAGAATTGGCTATGAGCAAGAATCAGCTCAACTAGCAGCGGCAGAATCGGCCTATGAGAGCACGAGGAACTTTAATCAGGCGGTAGGTACTCAGATAGCCTTAGCGGGAGCCAGAGGAGGCGGCTCGATGCTGCAACAGTTCAGCGTCGAATCCTATGCTAACTATTTAGCAGATCAAAACTCGATTAGGCGCAGAGGCGAGAACGCAGTGATTAGTGGAAGTCTATCACGCGGCCAAGCCTATGGAGATCGCCGATTGCGTGACCTACAACTATTGAGCAGCTTTGGCCAGAATGTCGGCAACACTTACAACCTAAATGCAAGCAGTAAATCCGCTACTAAAATAGGCGGGAAGATGTAATGGCGAATGAGTTCAAAGTTAATCCACGCGAAACGAGGGAAAGCCCTCAGACATTACCCAAAACAGATGTCTACAGTAGATTTAGCACCGCAATGGGTGGATTGGCAGAGTTTGCAGGAAATCTGAGCGTCAAATCAGCGGTCGAGAAGGCTGCGTTACAAGGCGCTAAGGAACGATTA